ATATCAGGATCGTCTTTATCTAGTTCATATCCGAATGGTATTGTTCTTGATATACGTGGAATAGCAATCCATTCGTTGTCTTCTTTTATGTCGGTTGGTTGGGGTAACTTCCACTTCTGTAGAGGTTTAGTCATTGTCATCCATTTGTTTAGGAGGCATTAACATTACACCACCCTTGGCTTCTACTTGCATCTTTTCTGTTTTAACTAGACCTGTACGATCAAGTAGTTCTTTGGCAGCTTGCATCTTGTCACGAATACCTAACTCTGTAGGATCGTACAGAGCACCTACCATAGACATTGCAGCTTTAGGTGCATTACGTGCCATATAAGTCTGCGTTGCGTCTAGTATTTCTTCTTTAAGTGACTTTACTACTTCAGCAGATGATGTAGCGTCAGAATATCCTGCAAGTTTCTTTGCAGTTACAATGTCACCACCTGCTTCATCAAATAAGACTGCTAGTAGTTTCTGTTGTTTTTCAGTTAATGTTCTTGCCATTATACATCTTTCTTCCAAATAATGCAAGTATAAAATTAATTATACCTCTACCTATTTCTGTTGGTGTTGGTAGTAACCATCCTAGTATAAGTAGAAGCATAACCCAAGGGGGTATGTTTTGATTGTTTATAAGCAGTTTTTCTACTGGCCCTGCTTCTACCTCTTTAATAACTTCTGTTGTTATTACATCTCTACCTGCACTAGTAACTGTTTCTTCTTCATAAGTTACAACAGCCTGTTTATTTTCTTTACCTATCTGTGCGTTAGAATTTACTGTAGGACCGCCTGATCCTCCTAGCGACATAAGAGTACTCAAACCACAACCAGATAAAAACAGAGTTAGAATTACCCATCGCATTACATCAACTCAAAATGAGGTGCATCAATAAAAGGTCTACGATCTTGTGATCTACGCAAATCTACGTATGCCATCATAGCGTCTTCTGACGATCCTTCGTATGTACGAATATCACCTTCACTCCATGCTGCTCCCCACTTAATGCTGCATCCTACTTCTTTAGCTGCCTCTTTAAATGCATCACATATATCGTCATAAACATTTAATTCCCACGATACATCTGGTCCTACATAAGCTACCACGTCTACCGCATGGCTAAAGCCATCGTCCTGTAACAAATGTTTACTAGCCATTGTCTGTGATCGTCCTGCAGCTACGTTAGCTTTTTGTTCGTCTAAGGTTCTTACACCCTGCGTAACTCCAAAGTCTACTCCTGTTAATTGAATAGCTCTTTCAACTACCGCTGTCATGTCTGGATGTACACCCTCTAATCTGTCCATTGATCTTTGTGAAAGTCTAAAAGTCATTATCTTTGAAATCCTCTTCTTGGTTTTCTACTTGGTCTACGTGTAGGTGGTCTTGTAGGTCTACTACTCGCTGAAAATAACCTAGGTCTACGTGTAGGTGGTCGCCTACCGCTTCGTATAGCATCCATACCTCCTGTAGGTCTTCTGCTTGGCCTACGTGTAGGTGGTCTTGTAGGTCTAGGTGTTTTTGGTTTTGGCGTTGGCCCAGTTCTAGGTTTAGTAAGGTCAATTTTAGGAAAAGGTCTTCCTGTAGGTTTTGATCTTGTTGACATTTTACCTTTTACCGCAGGTCCAGTTTTTGTACCTTTTGGTACTGCTTTAGGTTTAGGTTTAGTACCTCCAGGTTTTTGTCTAAGACCTCTAACAAACTGTTCAAGAGCTTTCCTACTTCTTGCTACCCTAGCTTTATCTGGTGCTTTAGGAGTGCCAGTAGAACGAGCCTTACTTGCTCTATCAGAAGCATACTTTTTCTTCATTGCTTCTTTTAATTTTTGCACTTGTGCCTTACCTGCTGCAGAATTTGCACTATTTTTTGCAGCAATTGAAGCTGATGTACCGCCTGTAGTGCCGCCTAGTTTAGTAGGACGTACATCAGGTCTTTTTCTTACTGGACGTGGACTCATAGTTGTTTGTAAAGTTTTTTTAGTTGGTTTGGTAGGTGCTTTAGGAGTTGGAGTTGAACGAGCTTTAGTTGCTTTATTAGAACGGGCTTTTGTTTGAAAAGCCTTTATTATTTGATCTGCGCTTTTCTTGGGGTCTGTGATAGCTCTTCTTCTTCTAACTCTAGGAGTCCCTTTTACTCTACCGCCTCTTGTACTTGGTGTTGGTCTTTGTCTTCGTGTTCTCATTATCTCATGTCCTTTTTCATTGCTACCTTATTGCCCATTGGCTTACCTGCCATATAAGCTGTTGCACCCATGTATGCAGCCACTACACCAGTTTGTGCAATATAAAATAACCCAAGCAAATCTGCTAGGGCTTGAACTCTTGTATCTGTCATTAGGGGAGTAAACAAGATAACCGTAAATACAATCATCATTCCCATTGCTACCCACGCCATAAATTTTTGTGATTCAGCTTTTTCTTCACGTAGCTCAACCTCAAGCATACGTTCTTTCATTGCTATTTCAGCTTCAGTAATTTTACCGTCACCGTCTATATCAAAATCTATCACCAACTATGATCTCCTGTAACGTCTGGAAGTTTTAGCCGCAGCTTTAGGTTGTTTAGAAAACTGCTTACCTGCTGCAGTATCTTTTCTTTTCTTTGCACTGCTTGCTGCGTACTGGGAGCTAGACATGCCTTTGATTGCTGCCTCTGGGAGATACCTTTCTCCTGTAGCTTTTGATCCTTGCGTAGAAGGTTTACCACTTTTAGTTCTCCATTTTTGCCTTGTCCACCTATCAAGGCTTTGCTGTGACTTTGATTTAGCCATTAAATAACCACGCAAAAAATATTAATGCACCTATTCCTGAAACTATTATTAAACCTGTAACTGTCCATGTAATGATAGCTTCCTGTATTTCAGCTTTACGGTACTCTTGATCTTTCTTTTGCTTACGTATCCTACCTTCGGTAGCTACAAGCTCATCCCAAACAGATGGACCATAAGTAAAACTAATCCAGTCTTTTAGTTCTTGTCTCATAGCCTGTGCTTTCTTTTTAGCTGTAAATATCTCTAGAGCTTCAGCTTCAACAGAACCTCCCATAGCTTTCCACCAAGGGGGGTTCTTATTTTTTTGTTCTAAGTAAGCTAGATCACTCATGCTACTAGCCCACTGATTTAGCTGACCACCCATTTCTTGAAGGTCTTTTCCAAATTGAAATCCCTTCTTGAGAGCATTAAACGCAACCGTAGCCCCACCAATAATTGTAACTGGGTCCATTTTAGCCTCTAGCTTTTGTAGCCGCCCCCTGCAGCTTTGTATGCTTTTGCAAGCATTTGAGCTTTACGTGCAGACCATTGACCTGCACCACCACCTTTAGTTCCTGCTTTTATTCTATTGAATATACGTTTACGTTTTTCTGGCTGAGTATAGTTACCTGCTGAGTTTACTGTGCTGCCACCTTTTGACAATTTAACAGTGGCAGCTTTAGTTTTCTTTTTAGCAGTGTCACTAAGTTCGGAAAAGTGATATAACCGTTTACTATTCTTGCTGTGCCTTGCACCAGAATGTAATTGTCCATTAGGCATTTTATGGACACCACCAGTATGTAGTGTTCCATTTCTAAAGTAATGCTTCGACTTTATTCCCATGTCTTATAACTCTTTCAATGTCATAACGACCTATGCCTATATCTCTTAGTTCTGCATCTGTCATAGAGTAAAGTTGCATACGTGCAATTTTTCTTTGTGCTGATTTTGTTCTTGCTTCAATTAGTCTATTGAATAATCTTTTTAACATATCTATCTCCTTTGTTAATGGTAACTTTAGCTACCAGAGATAGTTATATCATATATAGTTATAACATACTATAGATAAAATTGCAACCCCGTTATGTCGGTTGGTAATGCTCTTCACCTGAAATAACAATATGAGCATCTGCTCCTGACTCTTCAAATCCTACAATCTTATCTCCTGCAGATAGTGCAAGGTAACTACCCCCTTGTATTACCTCTTCAAGACTATTGCCAGATAAACTATGGTCATCTACAATAAAATGATATGTAGTTGTAGAAGCTTCGTACCATTGCAAACTATATTTTTTAGTAGAGTTAGCACCAATAGACACGTGCATAAATTTAATAAGACTTATATAGTTGTTAGGACAAGTGTAAATAACATCACCACTTGCCCCACCTGCAGTTGCGGTAAGGTCTTTAGCCGCTGAAAAAAACTTAGCATCTGCTAGTATTGTCATTTTTTCTTTTTTACCTTTTTAATTATTTTAGTTGTCCATGCTTCATTTTCAGGTGTATTGGGATCATCTTTTATATAATGACCTTTATTATTGCGAGCACGTACTTTTTCAACTGTACCTAAAATATTTTGTATTGCTTCAACTTTAGTAATATGATTTCCTTCAGCGTCTGTAGTAAGCACCATTTCTTTAGTGCTCATGTCCATAACTGCATTACCTTTATCCAAAACCATATAACCTAGCTTTGTAATTTCATTCATTTGTTCTAATGTCATTTTTTCTTTGCCACTCCACCACGTTTCATTTTTTTAACTGCGCCACCTTTTTTCATATAGCCCATTTTATTACGAACTGCTGTTGGTAATTTGCTTAGTCCTTTGTTTCCTTTTGGTACTGCTTTCACTGATCCACCCTTTCTATATTGATTATAACCTGAAGCATTGGCAGCTTGTCCTTGCTTAACTGCGTCAATCCTACGTTTGTAGACTTTACCAGTTTTACCCCAACGATAGCCACCCTCTACTTTTTCTACAGGCATTGTTATGCTTTACAATTACAATCAGGCCCACAATTTTTATTTAAAATTGCACAACCTATTCTTTTAAAATATCTCCATAACCATTTTATCATTTTCATAATGAAACTCCTATTTTAATTTTTTTACATTCTGGTATTGCTAGGTATCCCTGTTGTTGGAAATACCTAGCCACTACCATTGCCTCTTGAACACAAGCTTCTTCTGTAGGAAATGTTGCCTCAGTCTTAGCCATAATCTCGCAAGTTAATGAGGAAGGTCCAGTACAAAGGATCATAAACGCTATCCACATTATGTGTAAGCCGTTGTAGCTGCCATTATGGTAGCCAAACCTATCCATGTTGCAAAAGCGACAAATTCTAATTTGCTCATTTTATAAGTCCTTATTTCTTTTTAACTGCACCACCACGCATCATTTTCTTTTTAGCCATTCCTCCACGCATCATAGGCTTCTTAGCCATACCGCCACGCATCATCGGTTTCTTTTTCTTCATTGCTCTTGGTTTCATTGCCATTGTTGGTTTCTCCTTTGTCTTCTTTCTAATACGAGAGCTTCATACTCTTCGTGTGGATACACGTTATAGTATCCAAGTTTCTCAAGCTTTAGACTTGCATCGTCCACCTGAGATAAAGACTGGATAAACATCATGGCATATTCTTCTTCTATACTAGATG